CTCTAACTTTTGTTAGCTTGTTTTTGACCAGCGCATTGTCCGAAATCTCGGCTAAATAAATGCAGTCGTTTAAATGCTCAAATACTTCGTCCATAGGTTGGTTATTAAAAGGGGGCCGTTAGACCCCCTGGTTTTTTTTTAATTTATTGTGTAATCAATTTGTCTTTTATTAAGTTCCTTTATCAACTCAAACTCTTGTATTTTAAGTCCAAATGAATTGAATTGGTGTTCATACTTAAACAAACCATCTTGATAAAGAGTTATATAGCCTTTAGGGTCAAAAGTTTCTTTATTTGTTTTGCCATTAACTTTATAAGTGTAAGTTTTCATAAAAAAATAATTTAATTAGTATTTGTTTTGTTTTGCTTTAGCTAAATTAAAAAAATATTTTAATTCTACAAACAAAATGCAAAAAAATTTTTAATTTATTTTTTAGGCATAAAAAAACCCCAGCCGTTAAGCCAGGGTTTAGTTTGTTATTTGCTAACTAATTAGGCAGTCTCTAAAGCTGCTTTGTCAGTTGCGAAGTCTCCAGTTACGAATCCTTTTGGTAAGTAGTTAGTTAAAGCTACTCTTTCGCTTACTCTTACAGTTACGAAACCATCTCTAACGTTTGTTCCATCTTCTCTGAAGAACTCAACAGATACGTTATCTCTAACCCATAGTTGCGTACCCATTCCGAAGTTACCAACTAAATAGTCTCCAGTTGGAATAGCCGTGTTAATTACAACAGGAACCCCTAAGAAAGTTGGTTGTAAACCTTGGTAAACAGAATCTTTAATGTAGTGGTTATCTGAACCTTTCAATAATAAGATTTTGTGGAAATCTGTAGGGTTTAACATAATGTAATCAGCGTTGTAGTTAGATAACGCTAATTGGTTTAATGCAGCAGTTAATACGTCAAACTCGTTAGCAGCTTCGATTGCTCCAGCAAAAGCGCCAGCAGCAAATGCAGTTGCATCTGTAATGATACCGCTTAAGTTAGACCCTGTTCCAGCACCGCTTAAAATTTGCGTGTCCTCAACTTCTAATAATTTTTCAGGCGCTCTAGCCGAAAGATAAGAAGTAAGTTGTGGCGTGTCAGCTAACATTTCTTCAGAAATACGGAAGTAAGTACCGATTTTTCTTACGTTAGCATCAGCAGCAGTCATATCGAAATCAGACTGGGCCATTGTTACACCTTCTGCAACTGGTGCAGCAGCGTTGTTGTAACCACTTTCTTTTACGAATCTTACAACGTCAGAAGTTGTAGATCCTTGTGGAATTAATTGTCTAGCGTGAACTGGTCTTGTTGGGTCAAATTTGTACCCAGCAACTCTTTGAGCAGGAATAACCTCGCCTGTAAAGTCAGCGCCAGTTGTCATATCAGCTTTAATTTCAAAAGAAGCAGAGCGTGAACCACCTTTTACAAGGCTTTCGATTGCTCCGTTTTTCAATGCGTCAGCTAAACCGTTTTTAAAAGAAGCTGGTTTGTTAGCTTCAAATCTTTTTTTAGCAGCTACTTCATTAGCGTCTAATCTGTCGTTAAGTTCGTTGAACTTGTTTACAAGGTTTGTAACTTCGCCTTTAATCATTTCGTCAGCTTTTCCGGTAGCGCTTTCTAAAGCCTGTCCGTAAGCCTTTTCAATTCTTGAATCAATTTCGTTTGAAATTTGATCCAATTGGGTTTTAATGTTATCTTCCATTAGATTTTACTTTTTAAGTGAATTATGTAAATATTTCAATACTTCGCTAATATCAGCTTCTTTGTTATCCGGCAAAGTGTCCTCAACAGACGGCTCTGTGGCGCTTACAAAAAGCGATTTTAGCTTGTAAAGTTCGGCTTCAATAGCATAGCCTAACTCGTCGGAAATATCTCCCTTACGAATTAGCTTTGCTAGGTTGTCATATTTATTAGCTATTTTATCAACGTCCATATTTCCTTTTACGTCTAGTATAAGGGCCTGGTCGTTTGCTGCTAATGTAACGGCGCTAATTTCAAAAAGTTTAACTTCTCTTAATTCACGGTAGCCGTTAGCCATTCCTTTATTTATTGGCAATATTCCAACGCTATTTTCGGTAACTACGCCAGCTTTAATTAACTGCATTACGTCTTTACCTAATCTTGTTTTTGGTATTTCAGCTTCAAATACAAGGCCCTTTTCGTCCTCGTATAGGTTTATCATTTTTCCGAGCGGCCAATCCATATTGTGCTGGTATAAATACCTAACACGGTCGCCATTCTCTTTGATTGTTTTTGTATAAGCGCCTTTGGTAATTATGTCCCCGTCTGAATCTACATTCCCGAAAACAGAACCATAACCTTTAACAATACCAGCTTTGTCGTCGGCATCAATTAAATCTCCAATTGGCGATGCTTTGTATAACATCATAATAATAAAATTTTTGTAAAGATATTAAATTTTTAGCTTATTAATTCCTCGGCTGCTCCAAACGCAATACCTATGCCAATACTATCAATTAATTCTGTTGTATTAGCGTTAGGTTTTGGAAATGGCGCAAAGCTACAACGGCAGTTAATAACATTTGCTGCGGTTCCGTTAGTATCTCCTGGCCACCTTAATTGCTCGCCCATAACAATAAATGGTTTGTTAAAATCTACTATTTGACCATTTACTGCCCCGTGCCAATCTCTTTGTCTATTATCCATAGACGTAATCCATTCTTTTTGCATATCTGCTCCAGGGAAAATATCTTGGGCGCTTTTAAATAAAGCAGTATTTGCAGCGTTAGTAGCTTCCGTTCTAACTAATCTCTTGGCCTGGTATGTATTGTATTTATTAAATTGCTGCCTTAACATACGGCCCTTAACAACTTCGCCTTCTGTTTGGAATATAGGATCATTAGCTAATTTTCTGTAAACTTTTGTTAAGGTTTTTTTAGCAGTTCCTTGCACTAACGTAACTCTTTGAGCGCCAACAACCATTCCAGTATTTTTTAAAAACGCCCTCCAAGGTTCTTGGAATTGGTTAGGCGATATGCCCTTTGTTAAATACTTGTCGAAGTTCTTTGCATACCAATTGGCAAATGTCATACCTATACGCTCATATAAAGCCTCGTAACGCTTTGCAAAACCGTCTCTAGTAAATACACCTAATAAATCCTGTTCGTTAATACCGCCCTTTTGTAGCATTATACCAATAGCTTTATCGGTTTCTGTTTTATAGTAATTTGTAAAATCACGAACTGCGGCACGCTCTGCATTGTCCAAAGTACGCTCGAACGCATTTTGCCAAGTGTCTTTTACTTTTTTAACAGTTTTTTGTTCCTCGTATAAATTATAACATACCGCAAGCCTTTGTTCCTGGTCTGGGTATTCGTTTACCATTGTAAAATCAACGGTACACCTAGACACGAAATCACTTTCGTTTTCGTCTGTTCTTGGCTTAGGTAGCGGCATTTATTGTTGGTTTATAGGTGCTGGATTTTCTAACTCCGGCATAGATACTTCCAATGGCATTAAATTAGCTGGCATATAATATTCGTCCATTAATGGATTTTCGTCTTGGCCGTAATACATAGCTTGTCGCTTTTCGTTTGGCGTTACCCACCAGGCTTGGCCCAATTGACTAACCAACTTATCTATGTCCTCTTGCATTTCGGGAATAGCGCTAAAGTCAAAATCTATATATAAATTGGCGCCATACTTAGGTGTTAGCCATCTATTCAATTCGTCCCTTACTTTTATAAGTTCCGGAATAACCGCGTTTTGGTATAAAGCCTTTTTGGCTTCTTTCATATTGTTATATGTAGAACTGTCGGTATTGTTTAATAATTGTACCGGTATATTGTAAATATTACAAAGGTCTTTTATACTGCTATTATACTGCTCAATAAGCGCCAAATCGGAAGCTGGCAATCCGAAGTTTACCCAGCTTAATTTAGAAGGCGTTATAATAACGTCCCCTGCATTGTTGCTACCTTGGTGCTGCTGCCTAAATTTATCTTTTAATTGTTGCGCTTGCACCTCGTTAATATCTCCTTCTTCGCTCATCAAGATACCCCTAGCCGTTTGGTTTTGTAAGTATTTAACTCCTGTTGTTACCGCCTCGTTATTTGTAGTTAAGGTTCTTAAACCTGCTCTAAGCGGCGATTGTCCGTATAAATGAGTACCAGTACCGTCATAATCTGGGTTAAAGTTTTTAATGTGACAAACATCTTCGGCTGCAGCTTCAAACGTTCCGTTGTATTGTAGCTTGTAACCTTGTACCGGCTCCATAATACCACCACTTACTATTTCAACGTTTTGTGAAGGTAGTATATATAACTCGGTGTATTTGCCTTGGCTTGGCCCACTTTCCGGCCCAATTCCATAAATATAACGGTTCCCTGTAAGTAAACCGAAACTAAGTATTTCAGTTAGCCAAGCGTTATAAGATTGCGCTGGATTAGGTCTGTCTAACAATTTATGTAATGGAGTATCGTCTATTTCAGTAAATGCGCGCTTTCTAAGTACGTTAGCCGCGTGCATTGCGTTGCTATCCATATAACCGCTAGTCATAGACTTATAACGTTTAGCGTTGGCCTCATTGCTTACTTCGTAAACTTGAAACGGTATTGTCGAAGCCGCCTTTGTTATAAGGTTTATAATACTATAAACGGTTGCGTTTCTTTGGTAGCCTTCACGAATATATGTATCGTCGTTTTCGCTATTCCAAATAATCGAATTACCTAGCCAGTTGTAAAGTGCTTTGTTATAATTTACGTTTGTGTTTTGCGCTTGTTTAGTAATAAGCGTCTTAAATCTATCTAAGATTGAGGCCATCTATATATAAAATTTTTTGTAAAAATACGAATTTTACACAACAAAAAAGCGTTTTAATAAATTGCGCTCAATTGCATAACTTGTAACGTCTATATGTTCGTCGTGTTTAGCGTTTGGAAAAGTGCTAACTTGCTGCAAATACGCATCGTTCCAATTGTCTTTAACTAAGTACACCCTGCCACCTTCTAAAAATGGCGACGAAGCCCTGGCCCTTTCAATTTTGCTAAACTTAACAAAATCTGTTTTTAATTCAGATACATTAAAGTTTGTTTCGCGCCTTAATAATTGCACCAATGATTTACCCGAAGCTTTAGGCTCAACTAATATTTGCTGAACTTTAACTCCGCATCCTTTTACGAAACTTTCTATAAAGGTTTTAAGTTCCGGCATTTCTAAATATTTGTCTATGCTTTTAAGTATATAAAGATTGTCGCCACTTTTACCGCTTATCTGTATTCCTGTCGGGTCGTTCTTAGTGTCTTTTGTATAGGCTCCATCAATAAACATTTCCCAATTAACATCTTCGGGTATTTCAGCTTTATTAATAATATTAAACCAATCTTTACGCCATTCACCACCCTCTTGCGGTGCTGGCTCTTGCATATACTGACCACTAAACGTATAACGGTCGGCTTGCCTAATAGCTTCTAATTCTGCAAAACTATGTTTGCTAGGCCAAAGGGCGTTATTGTTTTCGTCTATTGCTGCCAGCTTTAAATGGTGCCAATCTTCGCCACTACCGCCATCTAATAAATAACCACTTAAATCGTCTTCGTGTAGCCTTTGCATAATAACGATAATAGGTACGTCTCGGCTATTTACACGCGACCTAATCGTTGTATTGTAACGATTATTAATAAACGAGCGTCTAACATCGGAAACTGCATCGTCCGGCTTTAGCGGGTCATCTATAATAATAGCACCACCAGTACCAGCACCAAATCCTGTAATCGCCCCACCCGAAGCGGTTGCATATACACCACCCCCTGCGGTTGTGTACCATTTCTTTTGGCTTTGGCTATCTTTTTTAAGTTGTAATGGCCATAAGCTTTGGTATGCGTCTCCTGTAATGTATTCCCTAGTTTGGCTAGAATTATCTAATGCTAGGGCATCTGAATAGGATAGGTGTATAAATTTAGCGGCTGGGTTTTTAGCAAGCGACCAGGCTATAAACATTTTTACGGCAATCTCGGTCTTACCATACCTAGGCGGTATGTTGATTATAAGGCGCTTTATTTCGCCTTTGCTTACCTTTTCAAGGGTTTGGGCCATTTCGATATGAAACGGCGCCACCTCGAATTTATTGCCCGTGTTTTCTTTAAATATAAATCTTGTAAAGAATAATAAACTATCAATACATTTATTTTTAATAACCTCCCTAACTGCTTCCATTTTCCCATTTTAGTACTCTTTGTCTAGTATTTTATCTATTTCTTGCATTGCCTCCTCTGATATTTTAGTAACCGGCATAGCGCCCTGGTGTACTATTTCTTGGCGCTCTACATACCCTCTTTTCTTACCTTTGGTTTTCATATAGAAAAATACGCTGGCCTCTTTTTCCTTTTCAATATTCTTAAATAGCTTTGACTCTACATAGTCTAGCGCCAAATCTTCTAACTCAATTACCGACTTTCTATACTGTGGGTCTTTATTTAACCAATCGTAATGAGTTTTTCTAGTTATACCAACTGCTTTTGCAGCAGTAGTAACTATACCCAATGATTTTTCTAAGGCTTCTAGCATTGCTTTTTTTAATGTAACATTTTGTTTATTCATTCTATTTCATTTTAGCACCGCAAGTTGGGCAAATTTCTTTTGGTATTTCGTCTTGCGTGTT